GGTAAAACAATAGAAGAAGCTAAACTAATTAAAGATAAACAGATAGCTGCCGCTCTTGATTTACCACCAATTAAATTACACTGCTCAGTTTTAGCAGAGGGTAGTATAAAAGCTGCCATTGAAGACTGGGAAAATAAAGTAGCACACAGGAAACACAACCAATGAATTATTTATTAGAAGCATTATGTAAGAAACTAGAAGGCGATATAGCCGTAGCTTGGGCAAATGTAAAAGCATATGAAAGAAATGTAGTGGGTATCGGAGAACACCCTGAAATTGTACAAGCGATTGAAACTGAGGTCGAAAAAATAGCACACGCAGAAGATAAGCTTGAAGCTATTCGTAAGCATTTTAGTTAATGGAAACGAAAAATATTTCTTGACAAATGGTTTCAATTTTTATATAATATATTTATATTTAAAAAGAAGTCAAATTATGAGTGATAGATATTACCAACAAATGCTAGATACCACAGGTTGGTGTCCAGGTTTTCGTAATACTACATCAATTGACGAATACGAACAAAAATTTTCCAAAATTAGGAGGAAAAGAAAAATGCCTTGGACAGATGAAATGAAATCACAAGCAATCGAGATGTATCAGGATAGTGGACCTACTCCTGAAACATCAATGGAGATTGTAAAAGAAGTTGCCGAAGAACTCGGTGAATCCCCAAATGGTGTTAGAATGATTTTAACAAAGGCAGGTGTTTATGTAAGAAAAACTCCAGCAGCCAGAACTTCAACAGGTTCTACTGGTGGCGGTAGAGTGAGTGTAGCAGATGCTCAGGACAAGCTAACTTCAACAATAAGTGATGCAGGTCAAGAAGTTGATGCACAAATTATCTCTAAACTTACAGGTAAAGCAGCTGTTTACTTTGCTGGAATCATCGAAACCCTAAATAAGTAGTGTATGATAGTTAAGCAAGACAGACCTTTCTGTCTTGCTTTTCTTTATTCATAAAAACAACCTCAAAACTTAACAATCCAAAAAATTTTTTGTTAGATTAAGTAGGAGGTATAATGAAAAAGGAAGAGTTCGAAAGAAGACTCGACGACGCAGGCGATGCAATAATAACCTATCGTAGTCAAAACTCAAGAAAGCTAAAGTACAATGTTTGCACTAGAGACTTTTCAACAGAATATATTCGTAAGAAAAGAAATAGAGCAAAAGAAGGACAACACACATCTTTGTTATTTTGCTGGGACACAGACTCTTACAGGATACTTGTCCCTGCAAATGTTACGAGTATTGTACCCCTCAACCGAGTGATTAAGAATGATTGACTTAAACGCTCCCTCAATCTACGAAAAAATAATTCAAGATACAGGTCATGAGCAAGTCAGACTTGTTATAAATACTTTTAGAGATGTTGAGTATATATCTCTACGAAAGTACTACTTAGATTTTAATGAAGAGTGGAAACCAAGTAAAGATGGTATAACTATGCCTCTTGATTTTGAAAATAGTAGAAAACTTTTTGAAGGATTAGTAGAAATCCTTTCCCTCGCAGAAAGTAAGTCCATTTTAGAAGATGAGTTCAAAGACTTACTAGATTCAATATACCTACCATAAAATATTTCTTGACTTATCCTTAAATTTTTTGTATAATATATTTATGGAAAAATTAGAAGGACTAATAAAGCAAGCAAGAATCGCCTACTATAACGGTCAACCCTTCATGTCTGATGAAGTATATGACCGATTAGAAAGTCAACTAGACTCTCTAGAAGTAGGGCATGAAGTTACAGGCGAGCGCAAAGCTCATGCCTATCCAATGTATTCCCTACAAAAAGTATATGAAATAGAAGATAAACCTGACTATGGCGCAGAACCAGTAGTGGTTACACCAAAGTTAGACGGTTCAGCCGTATCTTTGCAATATATCAGAGGACATCTACATTTAGCACTTACTAGAGGAGATGGCAAAGAGGGGATAGATATTACAGAAAAAATGATGTTATTAGTACCTCCACAGATAGATACAGATGAAAAGTTCTATCAAATTACAGGAGAAGTAGTCGCTCTAGCAGAAATACCAAATGCAAGGAACTATGCAGCTGGTGCATTGAATTTAAAAGACATAACAGAATTCAATGAAAGAAGAGCTAATATGTCTTTCATAGCCTATAGTGTTCAACCCTACATAACAAAAGAGTATATCAAAGATATGGCACAAGTTAATGAGTGGGGATTTCAAACTTGTATAGATTCAAACTATAGTCAGTTTCCTCATGATGGAGATGTATGGAGATGTATAAATAATGACTACTTTGATAAATTAGGACATACTTCACATCACCCCAGAGGCGCTTTTGCTAAAAAGAAAAGAGCAGAAGGAGTAGTAACCACTCTACTTGATGTAGTATGGCAAGTTGGAAAATCAGGTTGTGTATCTCCAGTTGCAATTCTAGAGCCAGTAAATATAAATGGTGCGAATGTAAGTAAAGCAACTCTTCATAATAAAGGTATGATTGAATTACTTGGATTAGAAATAGGTTGCAAAGTAGAAGTTATAAGAGCTGGAGAGATAATACCACAAGTAATAGCAAGAGTAGATTAATGAAACAAAGAGAACTAATATCTTATATTCAAGATAAAGACAAAAAAGCAAATATTTTTCATACTTCACAAGGATATGAAGTAGACCTCATACAAAATAAAAAAGTTTTAGAAACCAGAAAAGCATATGCATATAGTTTGCATTATGCAGAAGATATAGCATATAACTGGATTTCAGGAATAATAAAACTATGAAGTACACAAAAGAAGAACTAGAAAATAGTAAACGAATATATAAAAGTGCAACACCTAAACTAGACCTATCATGGTATGTTAAGTGGACATCAAGTGCTTTTTTGATTGCTGCGTTTACAGTTAGGTCAGGGCAAATGTACCCTTTTGTAGACTTATGTCTTTCACTTATAGGAGTATCAGGTTGGTTATGGGTAGGGCTTCTATGGAAGGATAGAGCCTTAATAATACTAAATGCTATCGCAGTATTTATATTATTAACAGGATTCATAAGACATTTTAATCCTATGCTCATAACATGAGTGGAGTTTATAATCAAACTTACTTTAATAATCACCCTCACGAATGTGATAGAGAGGGTGTATTATATGGAGTTATCTTAGTAAATCAACTAACATTTGAAAGAGAATGTATAAAAGTAGGCATAGCTAGTGGCAAAGACTGGCGTCATGTCATAAAAAGAAGTCGTGGATTTAAAGGCTACGATTTACGAATCCAGAGAACCTATCACGATACTATATATAACTGTTGGAAAATAGAGCAAGAGCTACACGAGAAGTTCAAAGACGATAGTTATTCTCCATCTCAGAAATTTGGTGGACACACAGAGTGTTTCAAAATTTCTTCCCTTATTTTATCCCACTTTCCAAAAAATAATTCTTGACAAATGGTTACTCGTTTGTTATAATATATTCATATTTGAGAGAAATAGACATTGAGAGAAATAATACCACCGACAAACTGTCCAGCATGCATGAGCATACTTGTACTCGTTGGTGACCAGTTGTTCTGTCAAAGTTCTAATTGCTCTGCAAAATCAGCAAAGCGTGTAGAACACTTTGCTAAAACTTTAAAAATCAGAGGACTTGGCCCTTCAACAATAGAAAAGCTAGGTTTTACTGATTATCACGATATTTATTCACTATCCCAAGAAGAAATATCGTTTCTGTTGGATTCAGAGAAACTAGGTACGAAGTTACACGCAGAAATAGAAAAATCAAAGAGCGTCGACCTAATAACTCTTCTTCCAGCATTTTCGATACCACTTATCGGTCGAAGTGCCTCTAATAAATTAGCAGAAAAGATATCCGCTATAAGCGATATAACCCACGAAACTTGTAAAGAGGCAGGTCTCGGTCCGAAAGCAACATCGAATCTGATGGACTGGTTGATAGATGTATTTCACTTTCAGAAATACTTTGAGCTTCCCTTTTCTTTTACTTGTGAAAAGCAGGTAAAGGTCAGCACTACTGACACTAAGGGAACAGTTTGCATTACAGGTAAGTTAAAAAGCTACCAAACAAAAGCAGCCGCTAAACAAGTACTAGAAAAATACGGCTACATTGTAAAAGACAACTTAACTAAAGATGTCACCATCTTGGTTAATGAAAGTGGAATAGCAAGTGCAAAAACTAGAAAAGCAGAACAAATGGGAATAACAATAATAAACAACTTAAAAACAATTTTAAAATAGAGAGAAAAAATAAAATGGCATTACCAAAATGGACAGACGAAAGAACTCAGTCTCTAGTAGACTTCGTCGGAAGTGAGTCACCTATTTCTCAATCAATGGTTGCTGATGCAGCTGAAGAATTAGAAACTTCAACAAGAAGTGTTAGTTCTAAGTTGAGAAAAATGGGGTATGATGTTGAATTAGCATCTGCTTCAGCTTCTAAATCATTCTCAGATGAACAAGAAGCAACTTTAAGTGCTTTTGTTACTGATAACTCAGGACAATACACATATGCAGAAATTGCAGAAAACTTTGAAGGCGGAAACTTCTCTGCTAAATCAATTCAAGGTAAAATCCTTTCTATGGAATTAACAAGCCATGTTAAACCAGCTCCTAAAGTAGAAACTGTTAGAACTTATACTCCTGAAGAAGAAACAACATTTATCGAAATGGTAAATGGTGGTTCTTTTGTAGAAGAGATTGCTGATGCTTTAGGTAAATCAGTAAACTCAATCAGAGGTAAAGCTCTATCATTACTTAGAAGTGGTGAGATTGGTGGTATTCCAAAACAAAAGGAAACTAAAGGTTCAAGCAAAGCTGATGTTCTTGCTGATATCGATATTACTGATATGACTGTTGAGCAAATCGCAGATGAAATCGGTAAAACTGTAAGAGGCGTTAAAACAATGTTAACCAGAAGAGGTTTACAATGTGCTAATTACAACGGTGCAGCTAAAAAAGAAATAGGTTAAACGCAAATTTCATTTAGTCGGCAGGGGCATTTGTCCCTGCCTTTTGTTGCTTTGAGAGAGGGTTATTATGAATATTGCGTCTGCGCTACTAAAACAAATTATAGTTCAGAAAGATTTAGACACATGGGCTAAACTAAAAGAACATTACTTACCTGGCGAGTACCAGCCAATTTTTCACATCTTGGATAAGCACATAGATACTTACCAAGACCTCCCCAAGTTTGAAGACCTGTCATATGAAGTCCGAGACAGGCAACTCCAAGAAAAAATATCTGCAATCGAAACTATTGAAGTCGAGGTTGACGCATGGCTTTTATTAGACTATCTAAAAAATGAATATGCACAAGTAGAGATTCTAGATGAGTTAGATAAGTACATTGACAATACAGTTGCAATGGCTTCGGCAGAAGAAAATATTGAACAACTACAAGAAATAGTTTTAAGAGTAAGTGACAAGGTAGATGTCAAACCACCAGAAGAGAGTATGCAAAGTATATCTCTTTTCGAGGACGACAAAGAACTGGCAAGGTATTTACCCTTAGGACTCAATAGCGAGTATGATTCACAAATACAGTTTTCTCCAAAAGATTTAGTTCTAGTTGGAGGACGACGAGGTGCAGGTAAATCACTTACCTGTTGTAATATTGCTTCTAATGTATATGAGAATGGCAGAAGTGCCCTTTACTTTACAATAGAAATGGATAGTAGAAGTATTCTTCAAAGAATATGTTCTATTGCAACAAAGATACCACTTAAAAGACTTAGAAGTAAGATGTTATCATCTGAAGAATGGAATCTAGTCGGAGGCTGGTGGGCAGGTCGTTTTGATGGTGGATATGAACTATTACCTGAGTTTGAAAAAACTCATGACTTTGATAGCTTTCATAAGAACTTAACAAAACTTCCCCTACACAAAGAAAAGCAGTTAGATGTTATCTATGACCCTGCTTTAACTCTCTCAAAAATACAGTCCGAGTTAGATAAAAAAGTTAATCAACTTGATGTTGGAGTGGTTATAGTGGATTACCTGAACCAAGTTCGTCGACACAATGCTCCCACTCGTGCAGGACAGTACGACTGGACAGAACAGATAGAAGTTAGTAAGAAAATGAAACTATTTGCACAAGAGTATGAAACACTATTCTTTGCACCATACCAGACAGATGCTAGTGGAGAGGCTAGATTTGCAAAGGGTATACTTGATGCAGCAGATGCAGCGTATGCTCTTGAAACTTGGGAGCAACAAGATGAATGTATGACATTTAATTGTACAAAAATGAGAAGTAATAGAATGGAAAGTTTTACGAGTGTAGTAGATTGGGAAACCTTAAAGATTGGTCCACAGTCCGCACTTAACCCAAAAGAAAGAGAAGAAGTAGCAAGTAGTATGGCTACAGGAGAAGATGTAGATGACATCTGAAGATTGGGATATGCTTCCTGATGTAGAAGATTTAGAGAAGATAGTAAATCGAGAACTTAAAAAATTAGAGGAGTTTGAAAAACAAAAAATGATGATATTAGTTGAAGAAGGAAAAGACTATAGAATATTTAAAGGTAAGTTATTATTTATACCTTACTATGTTGTGGAAGATACAAGTAAAGCAGTACAGAAATCAGGCGTTTGGAATGATGTAGAGCTTACCACATATTATTTTAAAACACTAAAACAAATAAAAAATATGTTAAAATGATATTGTATACAGAAAAACAACTACAAACAGCATACATATTGTATGTGAGAGAATTACACAAATATAATATAAGTAATAAACTGTATGTAAAAATACCTACAGTAGAAGAGTTTAGACTTATAT